GTGCTAATATAAAACAGATATTACCTTCCGATAAATCAACTGCTAGTACATTGATTAAGTCTAAGAATACTGTGCAAGCACGTTGGCCAATGCAACGAACGAACTAAATATTTAAAAAGGATATATGAGTTACTATTATCCTGAAGGTAGTATTTTTGGACCAGTGTGTGATGCGTTAGTATCTGATAGTGATATCGCATCGAGATCTCGTCGTGCCTTACCTGAAAAGGAAGAAGTAGAAATAGATAAGTGGCCAGATGAAGATGGGTGGATACATCCTGTACCTGATGGTGGGTTTTGGGATCCTACTGGAGATATTTACGATGATTTACCTGCTATTCTTATAGGAACTAAGTGTAAGGTTAGAGATGATGGTACATATTATGATTGTGAGAATGTATATCTAGGAAATACTACTGATGGTGATGGTGGACCTGATGAAGATCTAGGAGAGAGTGACAACTTTGTTGTCCCAACCTTAACTAGTGATAGTTGCACACCATATTATTCTGATGTTAATATTAAACCCATCACTTGTTATAAGGAGGATGGTACTACAGTTGATAAAACAAAAGAAGCAAAGTCAAATCCAATAACATATGCAGTTGATGCATGGTCAGGTGATGCACAGAAGTATGGTGTGTGGGTTAATCCAGAACAGTGTACTCTTCCTGGTGAATTGCAGACAGTTACATATCAAATTGAGATACTAGAAGCAGGTACATATGGATTTACATTTGGTTCTGATGCTGGTGGATCTATATTTTTAAATGATAGTGAGACTGCTTTTCTTACTGCATCTAGTATCACTACACCAGTTACAGGTACAACAACGTTACCTGTTGGTACTTTAAAACTTACTGCTACTACCACTAATGGTACAGGAGATAATTGGGATTCAAATCCAGGTGGTTGGTTTATAAAGATGTGTTTTGGTGGGGTGTGTGGTAGTAGTAATAGTATTGGTTGGGTAAAGGCTGGACCTCATCACGACTGGTCAGACTTTATGAATGAGTACGCAGTGTATCCATCTAACATTAATTCTCTAACAGGTACTGCTCATACTGCTACTTGGAATGTAACTCCATTACATACTGGATATTATGTACTAGAAGTACAGGCAGATAGTACTGCTGACATTACTTGGGATGGTGTTTCTAAAGGAACAGTTAGTTCTAATAGTACTAGCACAGAGATTACTATTACTGATGTATCACCAGGTCCACATAGTATTGGGGTTACTTTAACTAATACAAGTCAGGCAGATAATACATGGGCAGGGAATCCAGGTGGTATTGCATTTACCTTACGTTCTCAGATGGAAAACATTGTAGTTAGTTCTTTAGACATAGAACAACCTGCTGATAGTGGATTGAAGTGGACTACTAGAGATGCATCTGGTTGGAAGTTTAGTGGACCTTGTTGTACAAGTACAGGTATAACTGATGCTGGATATGGAGAGTGGACTCAGGGGTACTTAGCATTTAATGATGGTACAACCATAAGAGATCCTTACAGATTTGTAACAGGATTGGTACCTGGATGGGGTTCTAGGACTGTTAAAACTGGGTATACATATCAACAGGTATACGATCAACTTGTCACGTCTTATGGTACAATCATAAGTAGGAGACCAGAGGCAGGTGGGTTTGACTATTGGATTAATTCCTTTAAGTTTAACAGTTGGGATCTTGCTGGTCTCAATAATGCAATCTCTGTAGCTGCTAATCATCCTACTCACGGTGAGTTATTATTACACACTGCTCGTGGTGGATTGAGTGCTAACCTTGATGTATGTGGTAACAACTTAATGTAATGGACAATCAATACGAATATCTTAGAAGACAACACATTCTAGCAACACACATGGAACCCGATACTGGATACACAAAAGAAATGATTAAGGAGATACTAGGTTCTTCTTGGCCTGAGAAAGGTGATAGAGAATCTGGTAATGAGGAGAGAAAGAGAAAGGGTAGAGAGATGAGGGAAGGGAAGAGACCTTACCCTACATACCCATCAAAGGAGTCTAGGATAGCAGACACTTCGGGTAGGTTTGATGAGAATGGACAATACGTTTACCCACCAGGATCGGGTTTTAGATATACCGATTACTTAAAAAACAATCCTGATTCGACTGAAGCAGGAACATATGGTAGTAAGGTATCATAATGGAACTACCAAAAATTAATAAAGAAAATCTTACACAAGAACTAAGAGAAGTTGTTGGTGATACTGACCTAGAGTTTGAATCTATAGTAGATCCATCTGATGTTGTCAGCATACCATCACACATGAGAGATTTCTATCAAGATAGGTTGACAACTGCTCAACGCTTGGTAGAATCTAGGAAGAGACACGAAGAACTTATGAAAAAGGTTCGGAAGTCTTGACAGGGATGTAAAGATATGTTATTATAAATAAAACTAATACAAAGGACTCGAAAGAATCGTAACCCTGTGTAGATGTTAAACAGATCCCATGTCGGGGATCTTATCATCCGCAGGGTTTTTCCCTTGCGAGACACTTAAAACAATCATGACTATTAAATCAACAATCGCTGCTGTTGCAGCATCTCCATTCCTTCTCGCTGGTGCAGCTTTTGCTGGTCCTTACGTGAATGTAGAAAGCAATCTTTCTTATCCTGATGGAGACTATTCTTCTGCTACTACAGATGTACATCTTGGATACGAGGGTACAACTGGTGCTGAAGGTGGAATCGCTTACTATGTACAAGGTGGTCCTTCACTAGTTCATACAGAAACTGCTGACGATACAGAGACAGAAATCTCTGCAAAGATCGGTGCTTCTTTCAACGTATCTGACTCTACAGGAGTATACGCTGAGCTTTCTGGTGCTACTGCTGGAGAAGATGCTTCTGGCGATACAATCCGTAACTACGGTGCTAAAGCAGGCGTTAAGTTCACATTCTAAGTTGAACTAAATAACTAAACAACTAGGGGAGCATAGCTCCCCTTTTTTATTGTAGAGGAAACTATGAGAAACTTCGCAGTGTATACCAAGGATGATTGTCCTTACTGCTCAAAGATTAAACAGGTATTAGATGGGAAATCAATTCCTTATCGAGAATACAAGCTAGGAGTGCATTATACACGTGAAGCATTCCAAAGAGAATTTGGAAGGGGTTGCACTTTTCCGCAAGTACTGGTAAACTCAGACAAACTCGGTGGATGCACCGACACTGTTAAATACCTCCAAGAAAAAAATCTAATTTGATGGAAGAACTTTACGACCTTGTTGAACATGCTATAGATGCTGCTTTTGAACGAGAAATGTACTTGTTTGATTGCCTTACTTATCTAAAGCACATGAAGGCAACTCGTAAACAGGCTAAAGAATTTATTGATTCTAGTACAGCAAAAGAGTTAGCTCTCTTAGTGTACGATCTAGAACAATATATTAAAGGAGGTTCAGACAATGAACACTGCCAACTTAGAGAAGCATACGGTCATCTAGGTAAACCTAGAGCAAGAAAGTTAAAGACTTATCTCCATCGTATCCTAAGTGATGCTTGGACGTATGAACTATCTCGTAAACCAGGGAGGAAGAAACTCTCTAAATAAAACCAGTAGCAAGGAGACTCTATGGAAATCGCATTAACTGTTTTAATGGTAATCGGTGCATTCCTTTTAGGGGTCACGGTATCATGGCTAGCAAAAGGATACGTTGAAGACTATGTTGAAAACGCTGCTTATGCTAGGGCTGTTATACATCCCGAAATGTTAGACAGCAACGGTAATATAATTCATGACGAATTAATTTACCTTCGCAAAGAAAAAGATTTTTACACTGAATTCGATGAGGATGATGATTAATTATGGTAGCTAAAGGACTTGAAAATAGTAACTCTAGGTTACTTCTTAGTGAGATCTTACGAAAGGTCTCTAATGCAAAAACAAAAGCAGAGAAGATAATTATCCTTCGGGAGAACAATTCTTCTGCACTTAGGATGTTATTGATTTGGAACTTTGATGAGAGTGTAATCTCTATGCTCCCTGAAGGTGATGTTCCATACACACCTAACGATGCACCTGTAGGTACAGATCACACACGCTTAGAGCAAGAATCCAAAGGGTTCTATCGCTATGTTAAAGGTGGTCAGGATAGTTTGAAGTCTTTAAAACGTGAGGCTATGTTTGTTCAACTGTTGGAGGGTTTATCAGCAGAAGAAGCAGAGTTATTATGTTTAGTTAAAGATGGACAACTGAATAAGAAGTATAAGCGTATTACTAAGGCAGTAGTACAAGAAGCATTTCCACAAATTGAATGGGGTAGTCGTTCATAATGAACATTCTTCACGAAGATTGTGACCCCACGCTTGCAAAAGATACTAAACTACCTTATAATACTTACGTTGTAGAGTATACTAAGGAGGATAGGATTGCTTATGACATTGCTATGTCATCTAGTTCAGTAGAAGTTTTTGATTCGTACTATGATAAGTACAAAAAAGATTTTAAATTTCTTAAGCAAACTTCTGGAAGAGTTAATCCAAAGTTATGGAATCAACCGAAAGCGAAACCCCCAAAGAAACCAAAGAAATCATGAGTGTATACAAATCTAAGTCTCCAGCAGATAAGAAAGATATCCAGCGTGGAGCAGAAGTGGTGTCATTTTTTACTAAACCATTGTTCCTAATGTTGTTATGGAATTGGTTACTACCAGGTCTTTTTGGACTAGCAACGATTGGATATGTTAAAGCATTTGGTTTATATCTAATCTCTCGTATCCTTTTCAATCATGAACCAATTAAAATAGATTATGACTAACGTTCGTTTGATCTCTGTGACTCCTGATGCAGAGAAGACTATTGGTTATGTTGCAAGGGTATCTAACCCTAAGAACCAGGAGAATCCTAATGTAGCTGGACTACTTAAGTATTGTATCAAGCATCAGCATTGGTCTATATTTGAGCAAGCATTTATGAGCTTAGAGATTGAGACTACACGAGGTCTTGCAGCACAGATACTGAGGCACAGGTCATTTACATTCCAAGAGTTCAGTCAGAGATATGCTGACACCAATCTACTTGATAGTAAGATTGATGTACCTGAATTAAGAAGTCAGGACTTAAAGAACAGACAGAATAGTAATGATGATATTCCTCAAGAGAAGAAGGAAGAGTATTCAGCACTCATTGCTAATCATTTTGATGATGCAATGAATCTATATAATTCATTACTAGATGCAGGAGTTGCAAAAGAATGTGCAAGATTTGTTCTTCCATTAGCAACACCCACTAGAATCTATATGTCAGGTAGTATCCGTTCATGGATGCACTATATTGATTTGCGTTCTGCACATGGAACTCAGAAAGAACATATGGATATTGCTGAAGCATGTAGGGAGATCTTTATAGAGCAGTTCCCAATCATTGCTGAGGCCCATGATTATGTACACACCCAATAGAACTTATCAACAATGCCTACGTACGATTTTATTAATACGAAAACAGGTGAGGTTACTGAACACCGTATGTCAATGACTAAACTTGATGAGTTCAAGGAAGAACATCCAGAGTTGGAAAGATACTTTGGAAACCAAGCAACTTCTGCTACTTACGGCAAACCTAAATCCTCTGATGGATTTAAGGAAGTGATGTCTAAAGTACAAGAGGCACATCCACTTGCAAACTTGAGTCGTTTTACATAATGCCAAGAGCTAGAAAGAAATCTAACGGTAACGGTAATGGTACTGCACCACTACAACCCATGTCTAAGAAGATGATGAAGAGGAAGAAACCTATTGATAAGTCATACATGACTGAGATCAAACCTCTTACAGACAATCAAACACTTGCGTTTGATGAGTATAAGAAGGGGAAGAATCTTCTGCTGCACGGTGCTGCTGGTACAGGTAAGACATTCATTATGCTTTACCTAGCACTCCAAGAAGTATTGGATGAGGTGTCACCTTACGATAAGATATACATGGTAAGGTCACTTGTACCTACAAGAGAGATTGGATTTCTTCCTGGTGACCATGAAGATAAGTCATACTTATATCAGATACCTTACAAGAATATGGTGAGGTATATGTTTGGTATGCCAGATGATAATTCATTTAATATGCTTTATGATAACTTACGAACGCAAGAAACAATTGACTTCTGGTCTACATCTTTTATTAGGGGTACTACTCTGGACAATGCTATTGTTATTGTAGATGAGTTCAGTAACTTGAATTTTCATGAATTAGATAGTATAATAACAAGAGTAGGTGAAGACTCTAAGATTATGTTCTGTGGTGACATCACCCAGACAGATCTGGTTAGAGAATCCGAGAAGTCTAAGATATCAGACTTCATTCGTATCCTTCAGGAGATGAAGGACTTTACTTGTATAGAGTTTGGCTTAGATGACATCGTAAGGTCTGGTCTGGTCAAGCAATACTTAATCACAAAATACAATCTTGGTTTCTAAATGAGTTTTACCTTCGTTAATGATCCTATCGTACCGATAGATGTTGAACCAATTAATAAAGATGGGGTAAGGTTCTACCCAATTCCTGGTGCGGATAAATATTATCCGAGCGTTACCTCAATCACATCGTTTAAGAACGCAGCATTCTTCGCAAGTTGGAGAAAGAAAGTAGGTGAGTTAGAGGCTAATCAAATTACTGCTAGAGCAACACAAAGGGGTACTGCCTTTCATAGTATCACTGAGGATTATATTAAAGATAAATTAAATCTTGAAATATACTTGGAAAATAATCCATTATCTGTTAGAATGTTTCAGTCGGCCAAGACCACTCTTGATCGCATTGATAACATTCACTGTTTGGAGACCTTCCTATACTCACATTACCTTGGACTTGCTGGTCGTGTAGACTGTATCGCAGAGTTTGATGGTGAGTTAGCAGTAATTGATTTTAAAACCTCCACTAAAGAAAAGAAGGAAGATTGGGTTGAACATTATTTTGTTCAAGAAACTGCGTACGCAGCAATGTTCCTCGAACTCACAGGTATTGAGGTAAAGAAAATTGTCACACTCATTGCGGTTGAAGATGGATCTGTTCAAGTATTTCAGAAGTACAATCTTGATGACTATCTACAACTACTCAAATCCTACATTGAAGACTTTGTTAGGGGAAAAACGAATGCCTAAAGAAAATGTATTAGAAGATAAATTTCTAACCCCTACTAAATTCTCTCAAGAAATTGAGAGACTAGTACATGACAGTAATGGATTAATTACTTACATAGAAGCAGTAGTAACATACTGCCAAGAGAAAGAGATTGAATTAGAAACAGTACCTAAATTGTTAGCTAAACCTCTCAAAGAAAGGTTGAAGTATGAAGCTCAACGATTAAATTATATGAAACAATCATCGAAAGGAGTGTTACCTTTATGAGTTTTTTTAAATCAGATCAAGTTCAGGAAAATTTACAGGATATATTTAATACGTATCAAGAGATAGCATCTATGACTAACCAAGTACCTACCATGTCAAAGGAGGATAGGTTAGAGCATATAGAAAGTTGTAAGGTACTTATTGATAAACAGAAGACATTCTATTTCAGATTGTCTCTTGCTGCTAAGGAAGATGCCGAGGCAGCAGACATGAGGACAAGGATTGATGCCTTGTCTCAAGCATTCGGGTACAAGAGTCTCTTGGACTGCATGGATGCTATGGTAGACACGTTAGGAAAAGCAGAAAAATCACAGCTTGACCTCACCTAAATAGTATGCTACGATTACACAGTAGCAATCAAATACACTCAATACGGAGAATACGATTATGTCATTTGCTTCACTAAAGAAAGCTGCCTCTGCAGGTAGTACTCTTAGTAAACTGACACAAGAGATAGAAAAACTAAACCAACCTCAAGGTGGTGGAGGTGCTGATGAGCGTCTCTGGAAACCTGAGTTGGATAAATCAGGAAACGGTTATGCCGTTATCCGATTCCTTCCTGCTCCAGATGGAGAGGACATGCCTTGGGCAAAGATTTGGTCACACTCCTTCAAAGGACCTGGTGGTCAGTGGTACATCGAGAACTCTCTTACTACTATTGGTAAGGATGATCCTGTCGGTGAAATGAACAGGGAACTATGGAACAGTGGTCGTGAGTCTGACAAGGCAACTGCTAGAACACAGAAGAGAAAACTCTCTTACTATTCTAACATCTATGTTGTGAGTGACCCTGCACATCCAGAGAACGAAGGAAAGGTCTTCTTATACCGCTACGGTAAGAAGATATTTGATAAACTAGTAGAAGCAATGCAACCTGCATTTGCTGACGAGACTCCACTAGATCCATTTAACCTATGGAAAGGTGCAGACTTCAAGGTAAAGATTCGTAAGGTTGATGGGTACTGGAACTATGATAAGTCAGAGTTCGCTGCACCTGCTACTCTAGGTAAACTAGATGATACAGAACTAGAAGAGATTTGGAAACAGTCTTACTCACTTGCTGAGTTTGAAGCACCTAAGAACTTTAAGTCTTATGAGCAACTACAAGCAAGATTGAATCTAGTATTAGGTAAATCTTCACGTACACCAGCACCTGTTGTTGATGAGAGTGAAGAGGAAGTAGTACCTGCTAATTGGGGTAAAGAAGTTACTGATTTCAAAGCGAAAGCAGTTGCTGCTGCTCCAGCAAGCGGTGAGGAGGATACATTGTCATACTTTGCTTCACTAGCAGAGGAGGACTGATTATAAACTGGCACAAGGAGGACTTCATATCCTCCTTTTGCTGTTATAATTATTATATTAAAAGGAGATTTATGAAGTTCACACCATTGCTTTTGATTCCCTTCTTGTCTGCAACACCAGCACAAGCTGGGTGGAAAGATTTTTTTCAACCAGGATGGTCAGAGTCTGAGATCTGTTACAAGAATGTATACAGAGAAGAGTATGTACCAGGCACTTACAACAATCCAGGTTACGTTGAAACGTTTAAAGACAGGGTAGAGATTCCCTGTAATACTATTATTTCAGGAGGAGGAAGGGAACCTCATTCTATAGGAAGACCAAGACCATCATACACACCTTCACGTGATGGAAATGAATGTGGTGATGGAAAGATTGCTGGTGGTATACTTGGTGGTGGTCTTGCTGCTGCTATCTCAAGAGGAGATGGTCGTTGGTGGGCAATCCCATTGGGTGTAGTTGCTGGTAGTCACATTGGATGCGATATTGATGGGGGCTAATGGATATACATGATATACCTGGCGTAGGTGGATTCTATACAAAGAAAGAAGTAGATGCTTTAATTAAGGCTGCTGTAGATGAAGCGAGAGCAATTGATGAAGAGTCAATGCGTAAACACAATAGAGATGCTACTATCATTAGTATGATACTTGGATTTACAGTGTTAGCATTGTTTATAGATGGTTTATTAAGAATCCTTGGCATCATTCCACCATTCATGGACATTGATGTTGATATAATAGATGATATTATTGATAGGGTTGAGAGTGATGTTATGCCAATGGTTCAGGATACAGTTAAAAAGATGCCACGGATACGATGACCTTAGAACAAGATTGGGATTTCTACTTTCAACAACGTCCTAATGGTGGACCTTGGGATGTGGAGAATAATTATGTTCCAGATCTAGCTGTGGTAAATTTTATTAGAGAACATAATGTACCAAGTACAGCAAGAATATTGGATTGTGGTTGTGCTGATGGTAGAAACACTAAGTATCTTGCAACTAGAAATTGTACAGTAATTGGATTAGATTTTTCAAAGACTGTAATAGATAGAGCTGCTAAGTCTATTCCTGAAGCAACTTTTGTGTATGGTGATGCTAGATCATTACCATTTGCTGAAGGTAGTTTTGATTATATTATTGATGCTGGAGCACTTCATGTTAATCATCCAGATGATGCTCTCTTTATTATAGAAGAGTATCATAGAGTTCTTTTGTCTTCGGGTAAAGTATTCATTAGAGTATTCTCTGCTGGAGATGACTCATTATATGAACCTATTTTTAATGTAACAAAAGATAGTTTACCAGTTTACGGATACACTGTTGAGGAATTTGAAACTCTTATTGAAGATCATTTTCGTGTGTCAAGAAGGACTCATGCTCCTATGTACGGTGCTCATGGTAACGGTTGTAATTATTACCATCTGTCAAGGAAAACTTAAATCATTATAAAAAAACCCCCTATTTGTGAGGAATCCATTATAAAATACTGTGTAAGATTCAACACAATACAATGTCAGGAGATTTTTGGAGTCACAACGACCAACAACCGCCTTGCGAGGCATCAAAAGCAATGGATGAGATTAAAGAATCTCGGTGGTATAATACAAGTTATATTATTGAACTAGAAAGTTTGATGGTCAATCAAAGGTACAGGACTGGTAGCCCCATGCAAGAGTAGGGGGGTCATATATTATTCGATCTTTGATTCCCAGGAAACCGCAAAAAAAACTCGGCATATTTTTTGGTTAAAAGGGTTTTTAGTAACCTGAAGAAGATGAAGAACTACTACTGCTGCTACTGCTGGTACTTGTTGTACTTGTGGTAGCAGTTGTTGTAGTTGGGGTAGTAGTATTACTTACAGTAGATGTAAATGCTACTGATGATGTTGTAGATGTTGTTTCTTCTCCAACCTTTATTATTGAACTACCTGGTCCATTATCATAAGAAGTTACAGTTCCTAGTTCTACTTGATTACTTACACTAGCACTAATATAACCTCTAGTGTCTATGAATCTTTGTGCTACGCTTAATTCTGTCTTTTTATTATTCTGATCATCTAATTCTGCATGTGGTTCATATGCAACCAAATTGGAAAATTCGTCAGTAATCATATTTGTCAATTGTCCTGTAGGAATTCTTATAAGTCTCTTCATATCGTTTAGATATGACTCATGCTCATAATTACTTACTGGATATATTGAGTCCTCTGTTGTCTTAGTTGTTCCGTCTGGTAATACTGCTCTAAATGTGGAATTGACCTCTATACCCCTTTTAATGAAAACTATATCATTGTACAGTATTTCTTTAGTTTCGTAATGATGGATTTGATCGGAATCTGTGTATTTCTCCTCGCAGTAGTTTTGAAGGTCATATTCGGATTTTGGCCATTGTTCGTATACGTCTGTAATGTTGTTTACAAGAAGTATTACCCAATCAAGTCCAGAACTGCCAAGTACTGCTAATGCAAGATCTGAAGGTTTAATCCCATCTGGGATAGATGAGGTTTCAAACAGAGTTGTGTATTTTTCAAGATCATCTCTGATTTTGCAT